GTGGTAAGACACACCTTGCGCTAGCCTCTGCAAATGCCTTGTTAGACTATCAAAAGGTTAGGGTGGTATATATGCCATACCGAGAGATTGCCACAAGGCTTAAGCAGAACATCACAGATGAAGAGGCTTATCACAAGACCATTGACGAGCTAAAAACAGCTCCTATGTTGGTTATTGATGACCTGCTCAAAGGCAAGACCACAGAGAGCGATATAAATATCCTCTTCGAGATAGTCAACTACAGGTATGTATGCAATCTGCCAATGATTATAACCAGTGAAAAGACTACAGGCGAATTACTGGACTTTGATAGTGCGATAGGCTCTAGGCTTATAGAGATGGCAGAGGGGCGAATAATAGAGCTAAAGGGTAATGAATTAAATTACAGGCTGAAAGGGATAAATACATGAAATCTAAACAGGTAAAAACTGAAATCTACAACGACAATTTTCAGAATTTCAAGCGTTATGGCATACAGAAAGCCCAGCTTGTTATAGCTGATATCCCATACAATGTGGGTACGAATTTCTACGGCTCTAATCCAATGTGGTACAAGGGAGGAGACAATAAGAATGGCGAGAGCAAGCTCGCAGGCAAGGCAGCATTTAATACAGATTTTAACTTTAACATCGCCGAATACTTCCACTTCTGCAATAGACTTTTGAAGAAAGAGCCTAAACAGGCAGGAGGAAGGGGTAGGAGTTCGGATGCACCGTGCATGATCGTATTCTGCGCCTTCGAACAGTTACAACTTGTTATTCAATATGCGAAAAAGCACGGATTCAAGAATTACATACCGCTAACATTCATCAAGAATTTTTCCCCACAGGTGCTAAAGGCTAATATGCGAGTGGTAGGAGCTACAGAGTATGCGCTTGTACTCTACAGGGATAAGCTCCCAAAGTTCAGGAATGGGCTACAGGTAGATGAGAACGGGAAGAATATTCAAGGTACTGGCCGAATGGTATTCAATTGGTTCAACTGGGAAAAAGACGGCAAGGATATCCCGAAGATACATCCAGCGCAAAAGCCTGTTGCAGTGCTTAAAAAGCTAATCGAGACCTTTACGGATGAAGGGGATATAGTAATAGACCCTTGTTGTGGCAGTGGTTCAAGCCTGAGGGCTGCAAGGGAATTAAACCGCAATTCTTACGGCTTTGAAATTAGCAAAGAGTTCTACAGGAAGGCAAAGGATGAAATGCTTAAGCCTGAAAAGAAAGACGAGCAGATGAGCATTGATGATTTAATGGCAGATAAGGCAGTTTAGAAAGGGCAAATATAAATGACAAGAGCCGAGATAACTAAGAGGCTGTCAGAGCTTACAGAAAAGCTAATCAACCCTAATAATGACAGCCGTACGTATTGGGCTAGAGAGGTAACTTTTGACTATGCCACATCTAACCGTGTTAGGGTTGACTATATGAAATTTGAGCCACTAAATACCACTGTAAGTGGCATCGAAAAGGGCGATTTTTACTGCTACGAGATTAAGTCATCTGTGGAGGACTTCCACTCAAAGAATGGGCATAATTTCATTGGAGATTACAACTATTATGTGATGCCTAGCGAGGTTTATCAAAAGGTAGCTGCTGAAATACCATTTGGGGTTGGAGTGTATTGTCCTTCAGGCAGTACCCTTGAATCTGTTAAACAGGCTAGAAGAATGAATAGAAAAAGGTCAGTAACTGAAATGCTGTTAATGATGTTTAGGTCAGCAAATAGGGATAGAATGAAAGGAGAATAATATGCAGAAAGCATTAAAAGAGATTAAGTCAGGAGAGGTGCTTACATTTGGAGGGTTTGAGTGGATAAAACTGGAAGAAGAAGGACTTTGCCTTATGAAAGACATTCTGGAAGAAAGAACATTTGACGATAAGAGCAACGACTGGATTAAGTCGGAGCTTAGAGAATATCTTAATAATTATTTTTACGAAACATTAACAGAAGACGGGGCAGATGAAAAAAATTTCTTACAGATTGAAACAGACCTGACAGCAGACGATGGGTTGAAGGACTATGGCACAAGTAAAGACCTCATAAGCCTAATGACCGCTGACCTTTACAGAAAAAACAAGCATTTACTAAATCCATTAAAGGACTGGTGGTGGCTTGCAACCCCTAACACTTGCCTAGCCACACACAAGTACATTATGAGGTGCGTCAGCTCAGCGGGAATGTTGAACAGTAGCTATGTTTACTATAATTGTGGTGTTCGTCCTGTAATCTGCTTACCACCCGATGCATTAGTTGAAGTAACAAACAATAAGGGCAATTCAGACGGAAAAGAAGATATAACAGAGCTTATAAAGAAGTGGGCAGTAGACCGAAACGTTGTATCAGGGGACACTAAGGCTCAGATGGTTAAGTTACTGGAAGAAGCTGGAGAGCTTGCGGAAGGAAGCAATAAGAATAAGCAGGACTTAATAGTTGATAGCATAGGAGATGTGTATGTGGTTCTTGTGATTCTCTGTATGCAGTTAGGGCTTGACATAAACGATTGTATCAAGGCTGCTTATGAGGAAATCAAAGACCGAAAAGGCAAATTAGTGAATGGGCTATTTGTGAAAGAGGAGGACTTGTAATGGACAAATTACCAAACGATGTAATTGAGATTTTTGAAAATTGTGGTGGTGATTTAAATAAGCTCTCAAAAGAGGATAAGGAGTTCTTGATTGCACAAATTGATAAGCTATATGAAGGATTTTTTGAAGATGTATATACAGGAAATATAACTATAGTAGAAGAACCTACAGGGGAACATCAAGGAGAAGGGCAATACTGTAATCAGCATTCTATAGGGTGGACTGGTGATTCGTTTGAAGGTGTATATTATTTTCCTATAGAAGATGGCAGATATTTGGCTATAGAATATTCTTGCTAATGGAGGGAGGAGTAGAATGCAATCTAAAAATGCAGAAGATATTGATGTAAAAGCATTCGTTAAGACTTGGGCAGATAGTTGGCACCTTGAAATTACAGACCCAAAGGAGCGAATAGCTAAATTCAAAGAGGAGTTTGAAGCACTGGTTCAAAGAACTAAACAAGATTGCAGAGGAGGAAATATGGCGGATAAAATCAAAGAAAAAGCTAATAAAATGAGGTCTATGTCAGACAAGGAGCTAGTAGCCTATGTTGAGAACAGAGTGGAAAAGGCTAGAAGTGAGGGGTTCAATAAGGGCTATAATCTATTGAAATGGAGAACTACATAAACGATATAAGCACATCTATAAAACATAGCTATTTTGATGATTTGCACGAATATCTTAACGGTCTTTACAACCTCACAGCAAAGCTATACAGGAGGGATATATGATAGGAGACGGACAAAGTACTTTAAGCGACAGCACCTTGATGAATCTACCAAAGAAAGAGCTGATAGATATAATCAGGTTGCTTGAAAAGAACTGCAAGGTTTACCTTAACAACCTTAATACCTATAGCGGTATAGTGAAGGAGCTTACAGAGGCAAAAGAGGATTTAATAGAAGTTGGAGGGATTAGAAGTAATGGTAAAAATCAAAATTGATTATAGTGCTCTTAGTGACGACATAGAGCTACAAGTAAATACACAGGGTTATACCTTGGGGAATCATGCCGATACTGTGCAAAATATAGCAGATGCAATAAATATGTGCTATCTACACAGCGTAATTACAAATGGAGAGTGCAGAAGAGCAAGGGAAAGACTGCATGTAATACTAATAAATAATATTAAGAAAAAGGAGACTTAAAACATGAATAAAGCAATTTTAATGGGCAGGCTTACAAGAGACCCTGAGGTCAGATATTCACAGACTGACAGTAATATGGCTATAGCAAGGTTCTCACTTGCAGTAGATAGACGTTTCAAGAAGCAGGGGGATACGGTTACCGCCGACTTCTTTAACTGCACAGCATTCGGTAAGCAAGGGGAATTTGTAGAGAAGTATCTTAAGCAGGGTACCAAGATAGTAGTTACTGGACGCATTCAGAATGATAACTACACCAATAAAGAAGGTCAGAAGGTCTACAGTGTACAGATTATGGTGGAAGAAATAGAGTTCGCAGAAAGCAAGGCAAGCTCACAGAGTAATGCAGGAAATGGCAATGCGGGCAATGATGGAGGAGCACAGCCACAAATGGGCGCACCTGATGCCGATGGCTTTATGAATATCCCTGATGGGATAGGAAGCGAGCTACCATTCAACTAAAACCACATAACAGGCTTGTTTATCCAAGCTTTAATTAGGGTCTAATCAAGGGTTAAACAAGCCTGTATAAAGAGGTAGAAGCATGATAACAAAAAGCAGTGAGATACATAACACTGATGGGCTGATATATGCCATTATCAAATGCGCCGTGGATGATTACAAGACCGAATTAAGGGGGAGGGTAAGATTCCAGGGCAAGGGGCTTTATGTAAACAGCTCTACAGAAAGCTTCTTTAGGTCTGAATATTTCGATTACCTTATTTCGCATACAGAATTAAACGGAGTGAGGGGAGAGAATATAGTTGAGGCATTAAAAGAGAAAGAGGCAAAGAGGAAAGCTAAAAGGAAATTTTAACCACAGCAAAGGAAGGTGATGCCAATGTGGGCAAAACGATATCTACAAGAGATTCAAAGACTTGAAGAAAACTTAAACCAAAGGCTGGAAGAACTATCCAGCCTTAAAGCAATGTATGGGCTAAGGGGCTGTAACCTGTCTGAGAAAGTTCAAACAAGCCCAAGGGGGGATAGCTTGGAAAATACGGTCATTAAATGTGTGGAGTTGCAGGAAAAAGTCAATGCTATGATTGATGAATTTGTGGATAAGAAGAATATAATCATATCACGGATACAAGCGTTGTCCGATACAAGGTGTATTAAAATTCTATATATGCGGTATGTGCGATATATGAGCTTTGAAAGTATAGCCGTAGAACTCTGCTATAGCTATGATCATATTAGGCGGTTACATGCAAAAGCCTTAAAAGATTTTGAAAGATGCCACAAAATGCCACAACATGTCTGATTAAGATGTGGTATAATGGTATCATTGAAATAACATCAAGAGCCGAGTTTCCTCCTTCTCGGTTCTTTACATTTTAAAGGATGTGAGTATATGCTTAAGAGCTGTAAGTATTGTGGGCGCATACACGAAGAGAAAGAAGTCTGCGAGGCTAAGGACAAGGCAAGTAAGCGGTGGGGCATCCGTCGCAATACTAAGGCCTTCTCCTTTAGGAAAACTAATGACTGGACCTTAAAGAGCAGAGAGATAAGAGACAGAGACAAGTATTGTTGTTTATGTTGTAAGGCAATGTTAATTGGCACAACAAGACAGCTTAACACGTATGACTTATCGGTACACCATATCGTGCCAATCGAGGAGGATTATCAACTACGATTGTCGAATGAAAATCTAATAACTTTATGTGCAGTGCATCATGAGATGTGCGAAGCAGGCGAGATTACAAGAGACAATCAAAGACAACTCGTGAGGGAATCTATAGAGAAATTCAACGCAGAAGGAAGAGGAGTGGTTGTTGTGTGAATATAAAAAAATTTATAGTATCCCCCCTACCTTTTTAGAGGGGAAAATTGAAAAAAAACAAGACCGACGCGCACCCTTTTTCCACATAAAATTCCCAAAATGAGATTTAAAGAGGGAAGAGGAGGAAAAAGATGGGTAGACCGGCTAAAACTATATCGACAAATTCTAGGCATAATACTAAAAAAGATGTGGAAATACGCAAGGCAGCAGAGGAAAAGGCAAGGGGTGGGATGGATAAGCTTATCCCGCCACGCTACCTGACAAAAGAGCAGAAAGTTATATATAAATACATTGTTGACAACTTAAAAGAGGCAGAAATATTGGGTAACCTAGACCATTATATACTGGCTATGACCGCAGTCACGATAGATAGCATTATCCAAATTGATAAGGCTATGAATCAGGTTGACGACATAATGAAAAAGAGCAAGCTGATAGCAGCAAGGACAAACTTAGCTAAAGACTTCTTTAGATGCTGCAACGAGTTGTCCTTATCACCGCAGGCAAGAGCAAAGATATCTATAGCGAATGTGAAAGCAATAAGAGATAATCAAAATCCGCTATTAGAGGTGTTGGGTATTTGATTAAAAAGCATCCTTCCTATAGATACGCTAAAAAGGCTTGTGGCAGTAAGTCAAAAGTGCCTGATTATGTCAAAAAACAATGTAAAGAATTTATTAAAATCTGTGATGGTAAGAGCAATAAGTTTTTTATCAATACAGACCGAGTAGAAAAGATTGATAAGATACTTAAGCTAATAAGGATGCCCAAAGGCCTTAAGATAAATCATAGCATATATGACTGCGTGGCAGGCTTTCAATGGGTGCTTATAATAGCCTCGTTATGCGTTATGTGTAGTGACAATGTGGAAAAGCGACGATATGAAACTATTGTGCTAGAAATAGCAAGAAAGAATGGTAAGACATTTATAATTGCCGTTCTTTTTATTTTGCTCTTTTTCCTAGAGCCTATGTTCTCCTATTTCTACTCAGTAGCTCCTGATGGCTCGCTGTCAAGGGAAATAAAAAAGGCTATAGAAGAGATTATAGGTTACAATCCTAAGATTTTCCCCAAAGAGGGAAAGGATAGGATGTTTAAGGTAAGAAGGGATGATATTGAGTGCTTTTTGACTAATTCAAAATATATCCCTCTGAACTACTCAAATAGCCGCCTTGATGGTAAGTTGCCAAATGTATTCCTAGTTGATGAGGTGGGAGCCTTGCCAAATCCTTATGCGATTGAGGCTATGAGGTCCGGTCAGCTCACTATATTGAATAAGTTAGGCTTTATAATATCTACAAAGTATCCTACAGCCAACAACCCATTTGAGGATGAAGTCTTGTATTGCAAGAAAGTTCTTGATGGCTTTGTAAAGGATGATAAGGTGTTCTCCCTGCTTTACGAACCTGATGACAAAGAAAATTGGACAGAGAATGACGATATACTTGCACACGCTAATCCTTTAGCCCTTGAGATAAAGGAGATGTGGCAAGACTTGCTTACTAAAAGGCAAAGAGCTATAGAGGTTGAAAGTGCAAGGGAGAACTTCTTAACCAAGCATTGCAATATAATCTATCAGGGCATAGGCACAGAAAGCTATATAGACATTAATCTTGTGAAGAAGTGCAGCGTAAAAGAAATTGACTGGACTAATAAGAGGGTATGGCTTGGAGTTGACCTTGCTCAGACAAATGATAACTGTGCGGTGGCCATTGCCGGTGTGGATGACAACGATAATATACTGGCTACAGTGATGGCATTTATACCGGAAGGGCGAATAGATGAAAAGAGTAAATTTGAACATGTGGACTACAGGCGATTTGTGGAGCAAATGAAATGTATCGCCTGTGGCGATATGGTGGTAGATTATGGAGTTATTGAGGACTTTGTCTTAAATGTTGAGGTAAAGCTGGGCTGTGAGGTGGTGGCTATCGGTTATGACCGCTACAATGCTATGAGTTCGGCGCAAAAGTGGAATCAAAAATATACCACGGTTGAAATAAGGCAGCATTCGGACACTCTTCATCCGCCTACCAAGTTATTGGCTGAAAAGGTTGAAAACGGACAATTCAGATATGAGGCTAATACCTTGCTTGAAATCAACTTTGAAAACGCAAAATGTACCTACGATACCAATATGAATAGATATGTTAATAAAAAGAAGTCAAGTGGTAAGGTGGATATGGTTGTGGCTTTGATAAATGCAATATACCTGTTGCAGCAAGACATAATATTCAACGATGGATTCGTTGTACAGGTCGTATAGCCTGAAAGGAGGTGAAAAAGTGGGTTTATTTAACTGGAAAAAAGAAAAGAGAGAAAAGGCTGATAATGAGTCAGATGTATCAAGTGACATTTTGAGGATGCTGCTTAGTGATGAAGAAGTAAGCCGAAGAACTGCACTGAATATTCCGGCTCTGTCAGCTTGTATAAATATGATTGCAGACACAGTATCATCCTTAAAAATCAAGCTGTATAAAAAGGATGGAGATAAGGTGGAGGAAATTGTTGACGACATCAGGACTACCCTGTTAAATGACGACACGGGAGATACCTTAGATGCCAGCCAAATGAAAAAAGCCCTGATTATGGACATGTTTCTATCAAAAGGCGGATATGTCTACATAAACAGGGTAAACAATGAGGTCAAATCTCTTCATTATGTGGAGCCTGAAAAGATTAGCTTTATGTATAACACAGATCCGATATTTAAGGATTACAAAATATTGGTTAACGGAGTAAGTTATGAGGGCTGGCAGTTTATTAAAATACTTCGGAATACGCAAAATGGATATTGTGGACAATCTATCATAGCTGAAACACCTGAACTGTTGGGGATAATACTCAGTACACAGAAGTTTGAAAAGAATCTTGTCCAAACTGGAGGCAACAAAAAAGGCTTTATTCAATCGGCAATAAGACTTAGTGCTGAGGCAATGGAAGCATTAAAAAGAGCCTTCCACAACCTTTATTCCAATAGCACAGAGAATGTTGTTGTGTTAAATGATGGATTGTCCTTCAAAGAAGCCTCAAACTCATCTGTAGAGCTGCAGCTTAATGAGAATAAAGAAACAAATAACCGTGATATTTGCAAAATATTCCTTGTACCACCGTCAATCATAAACGGAGGAGCTACGGAGGAAGATAAAAAACGCTTTTACGAGGTCTGCATCTATCCAATATTAGCTAGGTTTGTGACAGCAATCAATAGTGTATTATTGCAAGAGGATGAAAAGAATGTAATGTTCTTTGCCTTTGACGATACTGACCTGACTAAGACGGATATAGAAAAGCGTTTCGCAGCCTACAAGGTTGCTCTTGATAGTGGCTTTATGCAGCTTGATGAAGTGAGAAAAAAGGAAAGACTGCCTGAGTTCGGTCTTGATTTTATCAAGTTAGGCTTGCAGGATGTACTTTATTATCCTGAATCAGGACAGGTATATACACCAAATACGGACAAATACACCAACATAAACGATACAAAGAAAGGAGACGAAACTAATGCGGATTGAAGTTAGAGACGATTCGGTTTTGATTGATGGCTATGTTAATGCCGTTGAAAGAGACAGCAAGGTACTTACAGACGCATCGGGCAAGTTCATAGAAAAAATAGCCTCAGGAGCTTTCAGAAGGTCGCTTGAAAGAGCCAATAGGA